GCAAGTGGTTTCTTTGCTTAAAGATGAGATTAAATTAAATGACGATAATCGAGTAGAAATACTTGATAATAATAATAATATTCGTTATAACGAAAAAGGAAACCTTTTAACAATCGAAGAGAGAGTTAAGGAGTTCTTACAGGCGAATCCACACTTTTCCGTAAGTGGTAAATCTGGAACAGGAAGCCAGAGTTCAGTCGAGGGTAAAACTGTAAAACCTTTCAAAATTCAGGATTTAGATATGGGTAAGCCAGAGGATCGTGCTAAATATGCAGAGTATCGCAAAGAACGAGATTCAAAACCTACTCAAATTAACTTAAACAATAAATAATAAGGACAAATAACAATGGCAAACGAAAGCACAAGTTCTACACTATCGGAACTATACACAGAGATAGTAGCTGAAGCATTGTTCGTAGCAAGTGAAAGATCAGTAATGAGACCACTTGTAAAAAACTATGCTATTAGCGGTGGTGGAAAGGCAGTTGAAGTTCCTATCTATGCAACAGTTTCTGCGGCAGCGGTATCGGAAGCAACTGATTTATCTAACACAGCAATCAATCCAAGTTCAGTTACAATAACTGCATCTGAAAATGGTCTAATGACAACATTAACGGATTTAGGCAGAAATGCCTCTCCAAGAAATGTTGCGGCAGACATTGGAAGATTGTTTGGAGAAGCAATCGCTAAAAAAATAGATGTAGATTTAACTGCACTATTTGATGGTTTCTCTACAGAAGTTAATGACGGAACAGCAGTCTTAAGTGCGGCTAATATATTTAATGCAGTAGCACAATTAAGAAAAAATGGTGTTCCAACAGCGGACATATCAGGAGTATTTCACCCTTTAAATGCGTATGACTTAAAAAGTAATTTAACAAATACGTTTGGTGGTAGAGATACTGATTTATCAAATGAAGCTTTAAGAAATGGTTTTGTTGGTAAAGTAGCTGGAGTTAATATATTTGAAACTTCAAATCTAGCTGACAGTTCTGGTAACAATCCGGGTACAACAGGCGACTACAAAGGTGCTGTATTTCATAAAGATGCTTTAGGTCTAGCGATGATGCAAGACTTGAAAATCGAAACTCAAAGAGATGCGAGTTTAAGAGCAGATGAAATTGTTGCAACTTCTGTATATGGAGTTGGAGAACTTCACGACACTTATGGTGTTGAATTGAACGTAGATTCATCAATACAATAATAATACTTTTATCAGGGCGAGAAATCGCCCTGATATTTAAAAGGAGAAATTATGGATATAAAATTAACAAATGGAAAAAAGATAATAACAAGATCAAAAGAACAATACGAAGCTAATATAAAAAATTTTACAATGAGAGGTTTTAAATTAGTTTCAGATAAGGTAAAAGAAGTAAAGAAAGTTAATGACAAAGTAATTGATAAAGCTAAAAATGTTGTTAAATTAAAACCAAAGAAAAAGGGGAAAAAGAAATGACAAAATATTGGAAACTAGCAAAAGATAATCCAAAGATTGCTATTGCTGTTGTTGTAGTTATTATTGCCATTATTGCTTTAATTACATAAGATGGCTAATTTTACTGGTGCGGATGTCATAGCGGCTTCTGATGTAACTAAATATCAAACAGATGCGTTTGATTTTGGTATTGCAAGTGGTGCATCAAGTGTTACGACTTGGTTAGCTCAAACTACTAATGATATTTTGAGAGATTTAAGAATTAAGTGGTGGCCAGTTTATAAAACAAATATTTATACTGACATCACAGTTTTAAATACTGCCGAAATGGTTAATACTAAAGTTGATCTTGACCAATTTGAAAGGGCTGGGGTTTATCTATTTTTATCAAGATTTTTTCTACCAGCATTAACTAAATTTAGACCTGAAGCTGAAAAAGATCGGTTTGAGAGAATGATAGAGTTTTATTCTTCAGCTTATCTTAAAGAATTTCAAACGATACTAGACGATGGGGTTAGTTATGATAGCGATGCTGGTGGAACAATCTCTGCTAGTGAAAGAGAACCTTTGCATGGCTATAATCGCTTGACTCGATAATGGGAATACAGTTATCTATTAAAACAAATCAACAAAAAGTTTCAAAAAATATTAAAAGATACCAAAGTTTTCTTCCTAGAGTTTTTGACAAAGGATTAAAACAAGCTGGATTTCATTTATTAGAAATAATGAAAGAACTGACTAAAAAAGGTATTGATTTTAGACGTATGCCTTTTGCTCCTTATTCAGAGGGTTATATTAGACGATTATCAAAAGAGGGTAAGCAAACAGGAGTAGATTTATTTTATTCAGGTCGTATGTTGGGAAGCTTAACACCATCATCAAGTATTAAAAAAACAGGGCGAGGAAAGATAAGTGTTGCTTTTGGCAATTCACAAATGATGCAAAGAGCTTTATTTAACCAAGTTTTAAACGAACCTAAAAGAAAGTTTTTTGGCTTTGATAATCGTACTGAAAAGATTATAAATAAGGGATTCGAGAAATTTGTAGCAAAGGAATTAAGAAGAGTTAGAATATGAGTGTAAGAGAAAATATAGCAGCTAATATTAAAACAGTTATAGACGCAATCAGTAGTCCTGATGTTAAGCTATGCACTAGGCAGCCATTTGAATTAGAGGAATTATCACAAGCACAATATCCAGCAGTCATTGTTCAAACATCAGAAGAAAATAGGGAAGATCAAGAATTAGGAAGTGGTGCTAAAATGAGAGTAGGAACGATTGACTTTGTTGTATTAGGATTTGTTAAAGGTGCTAATACTAATATAGATACATTAAGAAATGCTTTAATAACAGCGATTGAAACTGCTTTAGAAACTGATATAACTAGAGATTCCAATGCACTTGATACTGAAGTTCTCCAAGTCGAAACCGATGAGGGTACTCTGTTTCCGGTAGGTGGTATTAGAATGGTTATAAGATGTATGTATAAATATGATGCTGGAACTCCATAATGGATAAAAAATTAGATAAAATAATCAAGAAGATTAATCAAATAGAAAAATTACACGATAAAGAATCTTTACTTTGCGAAGAGGTTAAAGATTTGGTAGAAGAAGTTAGAGAAGATCAATCTGAATCCGAAGATGATTTTGACGATGACAATATAGAAGATGAGGATATTGACGATACAGAAGAAAAGGAATAAAAGGAATTATGGCTAAAGACGTTAAAATGAAAAAAGGTTCAGATGAAGTAACAGTTAATGAAAATAATGTTGCTAAATTTGAAAAGCTTGGCTATAAAACAACTAATGGTAATGATAAAGTTGTGATCAAAGGTTCACAAGGTAAAGTGAATATCCAACCTAAAAAACCAGAATTTAAAAAAAAGGAGAATAAATAATGGCACATCATGGAAAAGAAGGACAAGTCAAAACAGGAAGTAATACTACTTCTAATGTAACTGGCTTTACTCTTGAAACTTCTGGCGATGTTGTTGAAGATACTGCTCTTGGAAGTGGCACTAAAACATTTATTGCTGGTAGAACTTCCTTTAGTGGTACTATTGACCTCAACTGGGATGAGGGCGATACTTCACAAGAAGAAATGGATTGCGGAAGCAGTTTAACTTTTGGATTATATCCAGAGGGTACGACTTCAGGCGATACATATTTTTCTGGAAGCGGAATCGTTACAGGAATGTCAATAGGAGTTACACTTGATGGAGTTACATCAAGAACTGTAACTTTTCAAGGCACAGGAGCTTTAACACAATCAACAGTATAATTGATTATTTATGTCAGTTATTGACAGGGCTAAATCACATTTTGAGAGTTTAGGTACTCAATCTATTTCTGTACCTGAATGGAAAGATGATGATGGCAAATCTACTGTCATTTATTGGAATCCTATTACTTTAGCTGAAAAGAATAAATTACTAAAAACAACTGGTAATCTTAATGATGTTAGCTTACTTGCTGACATTTTAATTATGAAATCTTTAGATAAAGATGGAAAAAAGATGTTCTCTTTTGAAGATAAATTTTCATTAATGCACAAGACCGATCCTGATGTGTTAGCCACCATCGCTAACAAGATGGTACAAGCTATCTCGCCAGACGAGGTAAAAAAAAACTAAAATCCAACCCTGAATTAAAAAATTTACTTATTGTTGCTGATAGGTTAAAAATAACCTTATCCCATCTTTTAAAAATGGAAGTATGGGAGTATAATTATTGGATGGGTTATTTTATGCTTGAACAAGAAGAACAAGAAAGTCAAGCACGAATAGCCCAACATGGCAAATATAAGTAATGGCACAAAATTTAAAAATAAATATTCTTGCAAAGGATAAGACCAAAGCGGCACTCAATGGAGTGAGAGGTCGTTTAGCTGGTCTTAAAAATGCGGTATTTTCTTTAAAAGGTGCTTTTGTAGGTTTAGGTGCTGGTCTTGTTATTAGATCATTTATAAAAACAGGAAGAGAAATTGAGGACTTACAAGTTCGATTAAAACAATTATTTGGTACTCAACAAGAGGGTGCTAAAGCTTTTGACGTAATGGCTAAATTTGCAGCCAAAGTACCTTTCTCACTAGAGCAGATTCAAGCCGCATCAGGTAATCTAGCAGTTGTCGCTGGAGATGCTGATAGACTTTCAAAAATATTAGAAATCACAGGTAACGTAGCAGCAGTTACAGGAATAGATTTTAATGTAGCAGCCGAACAAATCCAAAGGTCATTTGCTGGTGGTATAGCAGCAGCCGACATCTTTAGAGAAAAAGGTGTTAGAGATATGCTTGGTTTTAAAGCTGGTGCAACTATATCTGCCGAAGAAACAGTTAAAGCATTTGAAAAAGTATTTGGTAAAGGTGGAAGATTTGGTGGAGCAACAAAAGAATTATCTACAACATTTACTGGTACGTTATCAATGTTGGGCGATAAACTTTTTAACTTTAAAAAGAATGTAGCTGGAGAACAGTTTTTTGATGAACTTAAAAAATCATTTAAAGATTTAAACGTATTTATAGAAGAAAATTCTGAAGATTTTGAAGCGATTGCCAATGCAATAGGAAAAGTTTTAACAGTTGCGGTTAAAGCATTTGCTGCTGCTATTAGAGGTGTGGCAAAAGCTGTAGGATTTTTAAGACGACAATATAATAATCTTTT